CCAAATGTATAAAGACAACTGGCGTCCAGATTATATCGTAGGACTTACCCGCGGAGGACTTGTTCCCGCGGTATATATGAGTCATATGTTAGACGTTCCAATGGAAACATTAAAAGTAGCCCTGCGTGATGGTACTGGTGGTGAAAGCAACGGTTGGATGGCTGAAGATGCCTTTGGGTATTTAGATGCTAGTGCAGTTCCTAGACCTAAAGGTGAACCAACAAGTGATCCTAGCCTGCGTAAGAACATTTTAATTTTAGATGATATCAATGATACAGGTGCTACATTAGATTGGATCATCGACGATTGGCAAGGTAGCAACTTGCCTAACGATCCAACCTGGGCAGATGTCTGGGGCAACAATGTGCGTTTTGCAGTATTATTTGATAATTTATCCAGCAAGTTTAGCCGCAAGGTCAACTACAGTGCTGTGGAAATAAACAAAGCCGAAGAAGATGTTTGGATCGTTTATCCATGGGAAAGATGATAATAGCATATATTGATCTGAATTATCTTTATCCTTTTAGTGTACGTCTATTAGATGAAATTACAGATGAAATAGTTAACCGAGAATTAACAAAGATAAATTTACCATTTAATAAAACTCATTTGATTATTGCGAGTCAAGGAGAATCATCTGTTAATATTCTAGTAGGAATCATTGACAAAATCATCGCACATGATTTTAGTAAAATTACTTTGATTGTAAGTTCCAATATTAGAAAGACATATCCACAACTTCTATCTACTAATATTCTTGAAAATTGTGAGGTAGTTCCGATTAATTATTGGCTATTTCATTGTATGCAAGATTTAGAAAAAAGAAACATACGCAATTCTTCATGGAATTGGCATATCGAAAAAGGGTATTTTCCTACAGGTATGCTGGATAGGCATAACAGAGTTGGATTTTTAAAAAGATTATATGACTCGGATCTATTAGGTGATATCATATGGACTTTCCCATCAGCAGATAAGCAAAAATCTCATGTGTTGTATTATTTTTATCAGAATTTTGGCCAGATTCCAGTAAATTTCGAAGAGTTTTTTGATTACTGTACTAAAAATGCATTCGTTGATAATAATACTCTTCAAGAAGATCCAACGGTTATCTTTCGTGCAGTTATCTTTCCTGTTGGTCAATATCAGCTATCAAATTTTACAATATTATCCGAAACTCCAGATGGTTCGATAACTGAAAAAACATGGATGACTATTTTAAATCATCATCCATTTATCATGTTACCCACATCAAGATTTTTGTTCGATGAACTAACAGAATTAGGATTTAAAACTTTTAATAACTATTTACCTTGCCCAGAATATGCCACTGTCGACGATCTCGAAACACGATGGGAACAGACGATTGAAAATATCCGTGTGTTTCCAAAAATACTACAAGATCGCAGAGAAGAAATATCTGCAGACATAGAACATAATTATAATCTTTGCATTAATCTCAGAGCACAAACTGTTGAACGTTTAAAAGCGATTTCCCCCAAGATTTTTGATATTCCAGAATCTTTAGAAAGGTCCATACATTCAGTTGATGTCCTAGGCGCCGATCTCTTTAAGAGATATCAAGAACGAGAAAAAATTCTAATAGAAGAAGATTATAATAAAATTTTTACAGAAAAATATAATGCGATTAAAGCAGAACATTGGCCAGAAATTTATAATAAAACTGATTTTCATTCTCTACCCAACGAAATTAAACGAGAATGCAAAGAAGTATTTAATTTTTCATGGTCAGACTTAGATGATTATCAATTAACACATTTCAAAAATAATAGTAACCTAGTAGGATAACAGGTTAATTAAATAAAATTAAAAGTTAGTAAGATATTTTATAGTGTGACTACTATGCTACTACTGTGAATAAATCAGAACAGAACGTATGAATAGTTTACCCATAGGAAAGATAAAAGTTAAATATTTAGATGAAGAAAAACAAAATTTTTGTAGTAAACAGACCGGGATCTTATACCTATTCGATTCCATTACTATGGGCTAGTGTTAAAACCTATTACGAGGAACGCAGTAAATATTCATCTGTTTGGGAGTGGGGACATCCCAATTTAGAGTACGACCATCCTGATAATTTATTAAAATATCTTGTTGATCAAAAACCAACTGTAATTGCGTTTAGTGTTTATATCTGGAATGAAAAATTTAACTTAGATCTTGCTTCTGATATAAAAAAATCTCTTCCCAATACTGTAATTATTTGGGGTGGGCCGCAATGCGATATACATTATAATGAAGATTTTTTTAGACAATATCAATTCATTGATCTTGTTGTTCCTAGCGATGCCTATGGCGAACAATCTTTTTTAGATATTCTAGACAACATATCTCAAAATAATAATAAATTATGTGCAGAACAAATACAATATTGTTATTATCCTGATAAAAATAGAGATAGAAAATTTAACAGTCTTGCACCAAACAAACGAGAATTTAAATGGCCTAAGAATCCCTATAGAGCACAACAGCAATATATGATTCCATTTATTAACAATCTTAAATCACAACGAAGTTGGTTAATAATGGAAACCAGTCGAGGTTGTCCGTACAAGTGTAGTTTCTGCGACTGGGGTGGCGGCACTTTTACTAAGACAAACAAGAAAGACTTTGGCACGGTATTAGATGAAATTACTTGGACAGGAGAAAATAATATAGATGCCATAAATTTTGCAGATGCTAATTTTGGAATGTTTCCAATTGATATAGAATATATCAAGCACTGTGTAGCAACTAAAATAAAATATGGGTTTCCTAAACAAATACTAATCCAACCCACAAAAGTCAAAATTGATCAACTTACTAAAATTTATCTCTTACTCGCCGAAGCAGATATGCTAAGTCATTATCAGATAGCTATTCAAGACATCAATGATGAAGTAAAAAAGAACGTGGATAGAGTAGATTTTAGTTTTGAAGATCAGGTAAAAATGTTTAAAAAATTACAAGAAGAAAAATACTTACCAATCTGGATTGAAAGTATTTTAGGGTTACCTGGAAGTTCAGTTGAAACAGTTAAGACTGGTATACAAGCTATTAGTATAGAACAGTTACCTTATCCTTTGAGTTACCATTGGGCTATGCTTCCAGCTACCCCCGCTGCAGATCCAATATATAGAAAGAAGTTTAAGATAGTCACTGTTAAAAATAAAAGCAGTCAGGGTGTAGGTGCGACTAGATTAATCAAAGCCAAACCGGATCGACAACAAGATTCAGGAGTAACTGTTGCAAATAATTTTGATGACATGACTGGTGAATATGTTGTTGGAAGTTTTTCCTATACACCGGATGATTGGATATTAATGAATATGTTACAAATTTTTACTGCATCAATGCAGAATAGTAAGATATTATCATTAGTAGCTGATTATTTATGGAAAGAACATGAAATATCTTATGGGGAATTTTTCAACAACACTATTAATTTTATACTGTACGATTCTAACACAAATACAACATTACAAAATAATTATTTAAAATCTGTTAATAAGTTTAAGGAATGGATCAACACAGACTGCCCGGACCTGTACATTGATTATCATGAAGATTTAAATTTTACATTCGCTCCAGCTATCTATTTTATATTTGTGAGTCTACTAGATATTGATTCATTATTTGATGCTACATTTAAGAGTATCAGTCAATTGATCAAAATAGATGATAAACTAGAAGATCTTCTAAACTATTCTAAAAATATAACAATTGACATAAATTATTCATCAGGAAAAAAATTTAATTCTAAATATGATTGGTTTAAATATCAACAGTCAGGGGTTCTAGAACTTAATAACAAAGAATTTGTAATTTTAGATACCCAAATATTAATCGGTGGGCGTTGGTTTGATATTGATTGGAATCAAATGCAAGGACTTGATAGACAAAAACAATATTTTTATAGAGCATGTTTTGATTTTAGATCATCGAAAATTGCAAAAAATATCAAAGAAATTTAGTATAAAGTTTGACTGTATACTAATTTTAAAGTATAATAGTTAGATACTTATTTAATAAAAATTATGAAATTAAAAATATCAGAAATATTCTATTCAGCACAAGGTGAAGGACGCTTTATTGGTGTGCCTAGTGTGTTCTTAAGAACCTTTGGCTGTAACTTTACCTGTGGCGGATTTGGTATGACGGATCGTACACAGATGAGCACAGAGCGTGAGTTCATCGATCCATCAAAATATCGCATATATGAAGAACTACCTTTGGTTAATACCGGTTGCGACAGTTATGCAAGTTGGGATCCTAGATTTAAGAACTTTAGTCCACTATTAGAGATTGATGCTGTAGTCGATCGTATGCTAGACCTAGTGCCTAGTAATAGCTGGATCATGCCTAATGGCAATGACACCCATTTGGTTATCACAGGTGGTGAACCATTGTTAGGTTGGCAACGTGCTTATCCAGATTTGTTATCACATAAAGACATGTACAACTTAAAGAACTTAACATTTGAAACTAACGGCACACAGGAACTACATGAAGACTTTGCTAAGTATCTGAAACTATGGAATCGTGGTAGTAGAGAGATTACATTCAGCGTCAGTGCTAAACTATCAGCAAGTGGTGAAGCATGGGCGGATGCAGTCAAACCTGACATAGTTAAGAGTTATGAACGTGTTGGCACTACATACCTTAAGTTTGTAGTCGAATCTCCAGCAGACTTTGATGAAGTTGATCGGGCTGTAGCAGAATATCGTCGAGCTAAATTTAAAGGTGTTGTTTATATCATGCCAGTGGGTGGTGTGGTTAAAGTCTACGATGGTAATAAATTTAATGTAGCTGATGAAGCTATGCGTCGTGGATATTATTACAGTCCACGATTACATGTTGATCTTTGGGGTAATTCATGGGGCAAATAAAAGAAACACACAAGAGAACTATCGCCAGGATGGTCAGCTATCGTATCACAGCTTGGCTGTTTACTATCTTTTGGACATATTTGTACACAGGCGATCTGGCACATAGCACAGGGTTCGCTACTTTGTTACATATATTATTAAGTGTGGACTATTACATCCACGAGCGTATTTGGTTAAAAATTAAATGGGGTATTAAATGATAAAGAAATTAATCAATAGTTTATTTGGTACCAAACTCGAACAGCCAGTTATTAAGACTCAAAAAACTAAAAAGACGCCAAAAGATTTAGCCACAGAAGCAGGCGAACCTTATGTTGAAGTCATCAGCATGGACATTGATCCAAAAGATCCAGGTCAGGGTAGTTTTGAACTAGATTGGAATGATAAATTCGTGGCTAACTTGGTACGTGCTGGTTATCAAGGCAAGACCGATCAAGACATTGTAGACAATTGGTTCAGAGCAATATGTCGCAATGTGGTCATGGAAACCTATGAACAAGAGCAGGCAGATCCTTCTAATAGACCATCAAATCGCCGTGATCTAGGCGATGGTAGAACGGAAATCAGTTGATCTTATATGTAAATGGTGACAGCCATAGTGCAGGTGCTGAAGCTGTAAATTCATTTGCTTTCGCAAACGATGATCCACAACACAAATATCTAGGAAGAGTTCCCCATCCCGATAACTTATTCGTTAGTTATGGTAATATCCTAGCAAAAAATCTCTCAGCTGAACTATATTGTGATGCCGAAAGTGCTAGCAGTAATGATCGTATCATCCGCACTACTAAACATTATCTTAAAAACAATCGTCCAGATTTGATCGTAATTGGGTGGAGCACCTGGGAACGTGAAGAATGGCTGTACGAAGGACAATATTGGCAGATCAATGCAGGTGGGGTTGGTAACGATTGGCCAGATGCTATCAAACAACAGTACAAGCATTGGGTCAATAATATTGATCATCAGCAAAAAAAAAGAGAAGCTGAAGAAAAAATTTGGGCACTACATCAAGAATTGGCAGGCATTCCACATTTATTCTTTAACAGCTATTCGGCATTAGAATTCACCAAACATCTCGAGTGGGGACACAATTATCTGTACCCATATAACAACAATTATACCTATTATAATTGGTTAAGCGATCAAGGATGTCATACTATAAATACAGGTAATTATCATTATGGACCCGATGCACATTTGATTTGGGCAAATCACTTGACAAAAATCATAAAAGAAAGTATAATGATTAAATGAGATATCTATTAGTAGACACAGCAAACACATTTTTTAGGGCAAGACATTCAGCACATCGTCAAAGCGACACTTGGGACAAGCTGGGTTTTGCTATCCACGTAACTCTAGCTAGCGTCAATAAGTCATGGCGTGATCAACGAGCTGATCATGTTATATTCTGTTTAGAAGGTCGCAGTTGGCGTAAAGACTTCTACGAACCCTATAAGAAAAACCGTAGTGTAGCACGTGCGACACTTACCGAAAGCGAAGCAGAAGAAGATAAGTTATTTTGGGAAACCTTTGATGATCTTAAAACTTTTATCGCTGACAAAACAAATTGCACAGTGCTTCAAAACTCAAAACTTGAAGCAGATGATCTTATCGCCGGATTCATCCAAGCTCACCCCAACGATCATCATACTATTGTTAGCAGTGACACTGATTTCTATCAGTTACTGGCTGATAATGTAAATCAATATAACGGAATAAGTGACGAGCTCCATACCTTAGAAGGTATCTTTGACAAGAAAGGTAAACCTGTCTTAGATAAGAAAACTAAAGAGCCTAAAAAGATTCCTGATCCTAAGTTTATACTTTTTGAAAAGTGTATGCGTGGTGATCCCACAGACAATGTATTTTCCGCATTTCCAGGCGTGCGCACCAAAGGCAGTAAAAACAAAGTAGGTCTCGAAGAAGCCTACA